CCTTGTGGCCCTGTATCACCTTTTGGTATTACGAAATCAAATGTTGCAGCACTTGATGATCCTGAATTAGTGATAGTAGCACTTGAACCAGCAGCACCAGTAGTAACTGTCCCAACAGCAATAGTCGCAGAAGTTCCGTCATTACCAGCAGCACCAGTAGCTCCCGTATCACCTCTAGGAATTGTAAAGTTTAAAGTTGCTGCATTAGACGTTCCAGAGTTTGTTACTGACGCATTAGTTCCAGCATTTCCAGTTGTAGTAGAACCCACTGATACTGTTGCAGCAGCACCGTCAGATCCGTCATTTCCAGCAACACCTTGTATTCCCTGACTTCCAGTATTTCCAGTATCACCTCTAGGAATCGTAAAATTTAATATAGATGCTGTTGTAGTACCGCTATTAGTAACTGTCGCAGAAGAACCAGCGTTTCCTGTGGTTACTGTACCTATAGCTACTGTTGCAGAACCTTCTCCCTGTGGCCCCTGTGCTCCGTCTGCACCTGCTGGCCCCTGCGGTCCTTGAGTAACAATTTCTACAATGGTTATAGGATTTGATGAACTCATGTTGTGTAACCTTGACTTACAAATAGTGTACCTTCTAAATAATACATTTTATCTCCACTGGGATCTGTTAACAAAACATCATATCTAAGTATATTGACAGAAAAATTAGCAGTATCAGTATCACTTAATTTTAAATCCACTGTTCCATTGGCTCTATCGGTATAAGTGACAGAAAAATCAGCAAATTTTGTACTACGATCATCGTTCCAAACCTGTGCTGCAACCGTAAACCCAGTAATGTTAACAGCCGTACCATTAGCATCTTTAAATATAAGACGCATGGGAAAGTCTGCTCTACGTTGGATCGTAAAGTTTTTAACAGCAGTTTTAGCGGTCATTGTTTGAACCTCACAAATCGAATTAACATAATCAAGTCTTTATTACATACATCATAGCTATGTTGCGAGGTCTAGTTTCTCCTCCTCCATCATTGCCTATAGAAGTCGCAACTGTCACTCCTGTTGTTGCACTGCTCATACTAAAAGTATCGGCTGGGTAATTACCTGCACCACCATAGGTAATTGTTGTTGAACCTCCACCTGGAAAGTATTTTTTATTATCAAAGGTTGTTCCATGAACGTGACCTGAATCATTAACACTTGAAGAAGCTGTGTGATTATGCTGTTTGTTTTGATCTGATTGAGGAGTAGCACTAATATTTCTACCACTATCAATACCTCGCCCATGATCATAACCCCTTACAAATTCACCCCTTAAATCAGGTAAATTAAATGTGGAGCTTCCATTACCTGCTCCATACTGCGTACCAATAACAGCAAACAAAGCTGCATAACCAGTTCTGCTAACTGCTGCTCCATTACATTCTAAATATCCAGAAGGAACAATAGCTACTGCCATACAAAATACAGCCCCAGAAGGTACACCTCCCTGTGCTCCTCCTGCTGCTGAAAAACTTAAATTACCAGAACCATCAGTTTGTAAAAACTCTCCAGCATTACCATCTGATGCAGGTAAGCTAAAAGTAATGTTACTACTTACTGAGGTTGGAGATTTTAAACCAACAAAAGGAGCACCGCTAGAATCTTGCAATCTTAATGGCAATCCATTCGTAATATCTAAACCAGAATTACTTATAACAACTCTTGACGTTCCAGCAGTAGAAAACCCTATAGCGTTTGGTCCTGATCTAAACATTCCAGTATCAGCATTATTATCAAAGGCAAAAGCTGGACTGCCAGAACCAGAAGCATCATCACCTATTAATTGACCTGTCATAGGAACAGACGTACCACCTGACCTTGGTAAAAGACCTAGATTATCTTTGTTAACCTCTCCTATGGGTCTAAATTGCGAGCCATCATATATTTTTAATTTATTATCACCTGAATCACCATACAACATAAAATCTGTTGGATTGGGAGGGTCATTCGGTCCTGAGTTACAAGTCTTTACTGCATCAAATACTAAATTAAGGTCACTTCTTACAGAAGCTCCCGAAGCATTAGCTATATCGTAATCTCCTACTTGACTCATTTAACTAGCAATTTCTTTTATTTTACACTCCTTTACCATAACCGACAGCTTGAAATGTAAATGTCCTATTAACAAAAGTTTCATTACCTGATGTGTCTTTATTTTTTATCGTAATAGTAAATCCCGTCCCAGATACATTTGTTACGGTAAAAAAGTCACCGCCTTGAGCATTTTGTATTGTGATGCCAACACTCGGCAAGAAAGCATTTGAACCTCCTAAAGTTGTGCTTATACCTACAAAAAATGGAGTTCCGAATGTTACAGTTTTTGCTGAAGTACCCGATTGTTGTGGTGCGGTAGAAGTGCCACTTCCTGTTTGATAATTTTGTTCCGTCCTAGATTGAAACTCTGCAAAATATCCTGCTTGCTGCACATTCATGTTTTGAGTACTACTTGTAGAAATTAAAAGTAATCTAAATTTAAATCTATGACCTTTATATGTACCATTAGCAAAATTATTAAAAGGACCAAAACTACCTGACCCTGTTTGTGATGTTGCAACTTGTATTTGGCAATTAGCTTCATTAGCTACTGCTCCATCAAAGTTTCCATCAGTAGCGTAATTATCCCAACCTCCATCAGCAGGACCACCTAATTCTGGAGGATCATTTGGAATTAAACTTTCTATATCAGTTCCTATACTAAAACCTACAGAACGTATAACTCTTTTTAAATCAAGAGAAAATACTCCTTGTAAATTTAATATGTCTTTAAATTCATATTCTCCTGTTGCATTTGTGGCAGGATTAGTAAGTTGCAAAGCCGTTGTTGTTGAATTAAAACTTGTATTTGTATCATTACCTTGAAATGGTGGATTATCTAAATCCTCTCTATCTTCTAGTATCACCTGAGTATCTACAAGATCAGGTAGGTCTTGAATGACACTGGTTTCTTCAGTACTGAAGTTTCCTTGGTCATCCTGAAATTTTAAAATATATTCTCCGTCTAAGCTTGGCACTATAGCATCAGTACTATTTCCAGGTAGTGCAGTTACAAGATCAACTGAATTTTGAAAATTTCCACTACCATCAGTCAAATTACTGTGCCTTACATAAACACGACCACCATGTATGACGTCAGCATCAATAGATCTATTCCACCTTAATCGTACTAATTTATTAGTAATAGGTTCTAAAGATAAATTTTCAACATTACCTGGTGGGTCTATCTTACCTCTAGCATTAACAACCACATCATTTGAAGTGGCAGATAATTGTAATGCTGCATTATATGAAAAAACTTTAAACTCATAAGCACCAGCTTCAGTATTTAATAATTCAAAATCTGGCCTAAAAACAATTTCACTTACCCAGTTTGTATTATTAAACCTATATTGAACAAGATATTGACTGACACCTGTAACAGAAACCCAAGATACTATTATTTTTGGTACGGCCAAAGCATTTACAACAATAATTCTTTCTTCTCCTTTTACACCTGTTGGAGGATTTTTGGGTTCATTTAAAAGCGAAATATTTCTTGGAGGTAAACTTATTCCCTGTTCAATATTATTGTATTTACCATCAACATAAGTAAGGGCTGTTATTGCAAAGTTAATACCGTCTTGTTCTTCAACAGTGATAACTCTAAAAGTTTGTGCTTCTAAAGTTGAACTTTGTATAAGCCAAATGCTATTTTCATTAGGTGTTGTAGATAAAGCAGAATCTAAACTAATTACTCCACTTACAACACTGAGTATATTTTTTGTTTCTACTGATCCATCTGGTAATATTACACTGCATTTTTTATTTGTGCCTGTAAAAGTATCAAGATCCTTTATGTTATCTACTGTTATAGAAGTGGTTGTAGCAGATTTTATACGACCACTTCTTCGCTTCTCACTTCTAACTGGATCATTGACAGAAATAACAGATCCAGGTCTTACAATCGCTCCAGCATCTATTGATGTTGTAAAATTAACTACCTCGGTTTCCTGTTGTTCACTGAATAGTATCGCTTTACCTAATCTTTGAGCTTGACCACGAGAAGTACAGGCAAAAGCTTTTACATCCTTCTTTATTACTCCTAATTTATTTTGTGCAGTTGTATCTTCTACAACTTCATAATCTATCTCTCTGCTATCCATATTGAAATAGCTAACATTTATTACTGTATGCCTTTGTTTTAAACTGCTGCCTGAATAACTAAACCCGCCTTCTCCTACATTTGCCAAGCTAAATAAATAACTTGGGTCGGTAGGCCTATCTTGTGAAAGTGTTACAGAACCCTCAGACCAAATAGGAAAACATCTCATCACTCCTGCTAATTCATTTATCAAAGTAAATGCTTCTGTTGATCCCTGTATATTTACATTGCAACTAAATCTAGCTTCCTGACTTCCAAAACCATCATCTACTAACTCATTAGCATACTTACTGGCAGCAATAAAACTAAATAAATCTAAATTGCTGTCTGTGATATGCGTTCCAAATCCATATCTTTCGGTAGTAAGAAGATCAAGCAATATTAAAGCAGGACAAGAACACCATTGAGCAGCACCCATAGTACCGTTAAAAATATAACCACTTGGATAAATTATTCTTCCTGTCTGTAAATCAACAGTAGGAGTTCCAGAACTAGAAGCACCTGCACCTGGGATTCTTACCTTTACACCACGAATACGAAAAGCTCTTTTTGGTATAGAACTAAACTGTTCAGAATCTATTCTTAGATTTGTGTAAGCACTATCTAAATATCGTTGTTTATCATCAACAATTTCACTAATACTAGTCCATGTAAAAGCATCAACAAGATTTGATTCCGTACTATCTGCTGTGACTCTTACAACTCTGATATCAACAGGAAAAGAACCTGTAAATGAGACACGGTATTCTTTTTGGTACGCATCAGCAGTCCTACCTGTAATCGTGTCATCTATTACATCTGTAAAACCACCGTTATTATATTGAACTTGTACTTTTAGATTGACAGAAGAACCTAATAAATCACCTTCATCAGTAGCTTTCTGTAGCTGCGGAAATGTAATCGTAACTTTTGCAGCATCAACAGCAGTATTAGTTATCTGACGAGTGACAGGAGAAGAATTTGTAACTGTAACTCCAACAGCAGTTGTTGATTGACTACTTTCAATACCTGGAATATGTTGTTGACTTGACGTTCCAAAACGAGGTGTAAATTCTACGTTCTGAAAATTAAAATCTGCTGTCTGTGGGCTTGAATTATTAGCATTAGCATTTAAAACAGGGGTGTTATTTAAAAATATATCTTTCAATGCAGCATTGTTATAAGCTGTAGTTCCTTTTGTTAATCCTGCTTTTGAGGGAGTGGCAAAACCCTCTATCTCTCCTTCAGAAATAAGATCTTGTATTGATGCAAACTGTCTGCTATTTAATGTATCTGGTGCTCTGGTAGGAGAAGGTGGAGTTGGGGGAGGACCACCTGCTCCTCTAATAATTTTATCCGTCATGCTGATACCTGATTAGTGTCAATTCCTGCTGAGATAACAACCGATCCAGTAACTATCTCTCCGTAAACTATTGGGTGGCTAGTTCCTGCTCTTGATGTATTTTGCACTCCAGAAAAACTAAATGATATTCTAGGATCTTGTTCGTTACTGAAATCAGGAGTATCAGGAAGAGGAAATAACATATCCTGTACTCCACTCAATAACAATGCTCCTCCTATTCCAAATAAACCTTTTTGAACTAAACCTACTTTGGCAAAACCTTTAGCAAAAGCTACTCCAAGCCCTGCTGAAGTACCAAAAGACGCAAAGGACAACGCAATTAATCCAGCCCCTAAAAGAAATTTTCCTGCTCCTCCACCAGCACCAGTAATGACAGGAACAATACTAATGTCTGATTGTCCTATTGGATTATGAATATCTTCTTCTCCTATTTCATAATCGTCAACTAGCACTTGGTAGTGACGATCTGCCATGTGTGCTTCTAGTCCTGGAAAATTACTAACTAGGAACCTAATAGCATCTCCAGTAGAGTTAATTACTGCATCTAATTCTTTATGTCCAACAAACTCTGCCAGTTCTCCATAAAGTCTAACTGTTCTGAGCATAGCGATACCTCTTACCAGTACATTTTAACAACCACTCAGAATATGGTTCTCTACAAGATAGTCTATCTGCTAAATGATGTAAAACCATATCTCCTAGAAAAATAGCTACATGATTTAAAGTTGGGTGCATTATAGACATTAATAATACATCTCCTGCTTCTAATTTTTCATCATTTCTAAGTTCTCTGAATCCTGTTCTCCACGCATAGCTTTCAAACAAAGGATCATCTAAAAACTCCTGTGGTGTCATATTTCTTTCATAATCCTTTAATTCAATATTCTTTTCCTGTTTATACCAATCTCTGACAAGTGACCAGCAATCAGTAACACCCCAAACCCACGGACGACCCAATAAATCTGGAACGTAACCTTCAGGAATACATTCCCCCCACTCTTCTGTTTTAGGGTTAACAATATGCCACGGAAGTTTACTATGCTCACAACTGATACGATCAGCCTGACTAGGTATAGGAGGTGTGACTGGGTGACTATGAACTACAGCTATAATCTCACCTGTCTTATCTGCATTTACATAATCTTCTGGATTTAAAATAAAGTGCTGATGATCTGTAATAGCTAAATTTTCACAGGGAAAATATTTTTGTTTACCTCTGACATTAAGAAGTAAACCAACAGATTCTTTTGGATCTTGGTCTTTCGCATGAACCAACGCATCATCTCGCCAAGTCATTGATTAAACGTACCAATAGAAGGAAATAAAGCACGAGTACATTGCCTTTTAGGTGCTCGTACTCCTGCCATATCAATCGCTGCTGCTAATTCAAACTCAACAACTTCTCTATTCTCTGCTGACTTACGATCTACAATAAATATCTGACGCTTAAACTCTGCTGTAGGGTCTGGTGTTCCTAAAGGATTAGTATTACCTGGAAAGTTTACAGCATCTAAAAATCTAGCCATTGTTCTTATTCTCGTAAAAGTAGCACCAGTAAGATCATTACCTGCTGTTACGTCATTAACGGCATCTAAAATAGCTGACATAAATCCTGTTGCATTACTAATAATTACTTTTGGTCTTGGTAGCTGCCCACGTTGATATGCGAAACCTGTGGCTTCAATAGGAAATCTAAGATATGAATTACCTGCAAAGACTATCTCACCATTAGCATCTAAGTTTGATCCTGCATGAAATCTATAAATAGTACTTGCACCATGTAATGCTGTATCTAATTGCAAAGTAAAAAGTTCAATAATCGCTGAAGGGTTTATTTTTTGAACTTCACTGAAAACAGGTCCAGTACTCATGGCTCAAACACCTCTCTGAACGTAGCCTGTATCGTAGCTCTGTTTAAATATGGTATTGATTTACTCCATGCTTCGCAGACAAACTGAGAAGAACTTGCTTCTCCAGGTGGTGTAAAAGTAAAGCTGGCACTATCATTTGCTCTCGCATCCAAAAAGTTTTCTATGGTATCTGCATCTGACTCAGAAACCTCAAAGGTAAAATTAAATATTTTTGGATTTTGGTGTTCTGCTAATCCAAATAAAATCCTGTGTTCATAACCATCAGCGAAACGAACAACTCTTGTTTTTGGAGAAGAACTTTTTTGTTGCCCATATCTAGGAGCAATAGAAGGGAAGGTAGCCATTATGCAAGTAAACCTCCAGGTCTTTTTTGTTGTATTAATTCAGATTGTACTGCTGCTGAAATGACACGACCAAGTTCTCTGCCACCTTGTTCATCACCCTCAACAGAAGAGCCAGAAGCGTCTACATTTACGACTACACTTGTAGAACCACCAAGAGCATGGTTTGGTGTAATCATTCCTGATACTCCAGGTGTGAATAATTCTGGCCCACGTTCTCCAACAATAAAACTACCACCTCGTTTTACTGGTCCACCTTCTGCTCTAAACATTTTACCAATACCAGGTAATCCTCCTAAGAAAGAATTAACACCAAACTGTATTAGTGATCTTTGAATCTGTGTGAATACGCTACGAGCAACATCACCAAGAGTTTTAGTACCATTTATCGCACCTTCTATAGCATCAACAAGACCTGTTTCTATTGTTGAAGCAATGCTTGAATATAATTCATTTATTTTTGTTAATTCATCTTTAAGTTTTACAGCATCCTCAATTTGTGTTACTTGCAAAGGTTTTAAATCTTCCACTGCAATTTTCATTTTATCTGCCATTTCAGCTTTTAATTTTTCAATTTCTGCACCTTGTTTTCCTAAATTAAGTTGATTTTGTAAGAATGTATTTTGATCTGTAATACTCTTAAGTCCTTCATCAAGAAGGTCTTGTCTTTCTATGTCTAATGCTAATTTATCTGCTACTACTTTAAATTCTTGTTTTCTTTTATCTAAAATTAATTGTGCAGTTTCAGCTTCTTTACTTTTGACTTTAGTAATAATAGGAACTAAACCTCCAGCACCAGAAGGTATAAGTTGTAATTGATCTACTTTTGGTATAGCATCTAT